GATCACACCACACCGGATTCCCCCTCCCTTCAGGTTGTTTCGCTTCCTTATTCCCTATATCGAAAATACGACCTATCGTTTAAAAAACCGGTCCGGGATTAATTTGACACCCTCGCGTGGGACAGTCAGTAGGAACGATCGAAATAAAAATACTACTAAGCTAAATAGTTCTGTCATCTCTAAAAAAATTGATAAATGTATTGTTAATAAAAAATGAACTGCTTACTATTAATCATAATACTAACGTTGAGTATTACAATTTTAATCAGTCTTAAGTGTTTTTACAACTATTCAGAAAAGGAGCCGTTTGATCTTTCCGATATACATTATATCGTAAGTTCTAACGAAAACAAAAATTATTTATCGTTTTGGCCTTATGTGAAACATAATGTTGAAAAATTGGGAATGGTCCCTATTCTTATTTATACGGGAACAACCAAACCGGCAAAAAAATTGAAAGGTAAGGTGGTTTACAAGCCGTGCCCGCCCGACATCCCGAGTAACACTTACGCCCAAATTATCCGTTTGTTCGCCCCTTCGCTGTTTCCCAACAAGTACTGCGTTATCGCGGACATCGATTGCATTCCTTTGCTAGAACAATATTTCACCGACCCGGTAAGATCGCTGCCCCAAAAAACCGGGTGGGTGTTTTGGAACGACTGGAGTCTGGGGCCAAGTTGCACCAACTGGCCTATGTGTTTCAATTTAGCAAAAGGAGAGGTTTGGAGGGAAGTGTTTCCCTATCCCTGGGAGAGTATAGACAGGGTGATACGAAAATGGTTAACCATCCAGGAGAAACTCGACCGGAAGGCCTTTTATGCCGATCAATACTATTTCGGGACACATTTATGCCGATGGAAGAAACGTTACCCCCACCGGTTCAAAGAATACCGGCAACCCATCTACAACTTAGTCGTGGGGCCGCGCGGCCAGACCGCTAGGATGAAGCAGCGGCGGAAACTCCATTCTATTGAATTTTGTCAAACGCCAGAGGATATTTTGACTCTAAAACATAAAAAGGGAGTCGCGTGGATATCACGACTCAAAGACGGGGAAGACCCCGTCCGGTTCAAGAAGATTTTGAAGAGTTTGAAATTATAATGACATATTAATAAAATGGGTAAATCTTCCAGCGATTCCTATGAAGAATTCAGAAAATAATCGAAGTACATTCAGATGAGAGCCATGCCATGATCAAGCTTATACTAAAGGTAGAACCTCACATAAGTCCCGAGAGTGCAGGGCTTATTGCGGGATTCTCTGTCATCCATCTGCCAGACGTACCCAGGTTGGAAAAATATAACAGCAATCCAACCCGGAAGTGCTTTTTATGTGAGCCAGACCGTCTCAAAAAGACAGAAGAGTTTAAAATTTTTCCTAAGATTAAATATATCCAACACTAATAAAATGGATACCCCTCAAACTGTTCTAGCAGTGTTACTCGTAATCCTCGGAACTCTTATTCTGTGCCAATCTCAACCTTCCCAAAAGCAAGAAAAACTAGGAGGGAATTTCTTGGAAGAAAGCGACCTCGACGACTACATCCGCTAAGCTTACTTGAATTGGATGTCGCTTCCTCCTTTCTTTTCAGCTATAATAAAAGGGATCGCTATTAAAGGTATCAGGGTCGAGAAATTCCTCCAGAGTTCCGTATCAATCTGGTAGCGAAGGGGAAACACATGTTTCAACAACCGTTCGGCCCCGCGCCAGTTTATTACATAGCCGAACAGACCAAAAAGCCTGTATGGTTGGGCGAGGTGGGGCGAGACGGGCTTCTCAATCTCATATTGCCTGGCGCCGAAATATAATATGTCCCACGTCGCCGGAAGTTCCGATATAATCGCCGAAAATTTTTCCCTAAAGTCGGGTAATATTACTGCATCATCTTCTAAAATAAGAACCAAGTCTTTTTTAGAGGCTGCAACATCTTCCCAAATAGCTTTATGCGTCATCGCACACCCGACGGCCCCTCGAGTCAACGTCAGGCCATATTTTTTGGACGGGTTCTTTAAGTCTGCCCTACCCTGCAAAGAAACCACCTTCGGATCGACGACGCCCGACAGCCGCGACCCGTCAACCGCGCTCACCCGAATAGTCTCGCGCACCAACCCTTTCAAATGAGCCAACTGCGTTTCGATTTGTTCCCGTTTGTGTGGACGTTTGTCAAGATTGATGTAGTAAACACTGTCGAACACCGGATCCTCGTGTAAGCCTTCTCGGACGCTCGACGCCGCCCACAGTAAAATTAAAATACTAATCAGCAGGAAAAGTACACATTGCATTACCGCTTTCTTTTCATATAAAAAGAAAACATTCAGGCGTATTTCCCCCTCATTTTTTCTTGTACAACTCGTGACAACTGCTCGTCACCTTTTTAGCCACGGGGTCAATCCCCGCTTTCTTCCAAAACGCTTCAATTGTCCGGTCGGTCCCCAGCCCATAGAGGGCGGTGTCGATCAAAAAATCGGGGAGAATGCTTTTTTTCGGAATGAGCCCTAAAATGATCTTTGCGCGTTTGACGGCATTCGCCCGGCACTCCGCCTCTTTGTGGTCGTCCCAGAATTTAGGCTCTCCTTTTCGCCCGTAATCGTGAGAACAGATTTTTTGATTCGGCGTATACATATCGTAGCCGTGGGTCCACAGCCGGGCAGAAAGAAGGATTTCTTCCCCTTGAAACAAGTGGGGGAGGTACGGGTCGAACGGGACCGAATACAGAAAGGACCCGGGCAAGAGCATCAACCCCGCGGCAACGAAGGGTCTCGGCGCTGGCGCCGGCGATTCCGCCACCGGCGCCCAACCTGCTGCAAACGACGGGAGCGGTTGGTTGTACTTGGCGTTGCACATCGCCGGAGCGCCTTTAAGTTTCATTTGGTCGGGCGTCGGCGGATAGGCTGTGACCACCACCCGAGAGTTACCGTTCTGCGTCGCTTGCTGCACCATTTGGAAACATTTCACGTCCCAGTCGGGGACGAAGGCCATGTGGCTGTCGATTTGAAGATACAGTTCTTCTCCCTCCCACAACAGCGAACACCAGTACCGAGCAAAAGTAGGACCTTTGGCTTCTTTATAGCTCAGGCGTTTGACCCGAATTTGAGAATCGTACTGGGGGCAGCACCCGCATCCTTCTTTCTTGGTCTTGTTTTGTTCGCACACCCCGACGAAAACAGAGAAGGGGTTCGCGGCCTTCGAGAAGATGTCGTGGATCGTTTTTTTACATTCTCGGTCGCGGTAGGAAGCAATAGATACAAAAATTGAGTTTGGTTTTATAGGATATTTTTTAACGCGCGTAAACGGGACCAGGTCCATACACCCGCCGCCAAAATGTTCACGTAAATGGTTATCCAAGCACACCGTCAAAAGAAACCCGAACCAGACTATAACAATTAATACAATAATAATACGTTCCATAATAACTTTCGTATTACTACTACGACATACTTTTGAGAATTTTTTTAATTTAATTTTCCTATTCGGTTGAAGAGGAAAAAGAAGTAAAGTACTTACACGTTAGACCCGGTCACTATTCGGTAAGTAATTTCCGGGTAACCTGGCATCGTGATCGAATCGCGTGTAATTTCAATAAGATTGCCCTCTCGGATTCCGTAGTACCGCATAACAGGGTCTTTGGCAAGAATACACGGCATCTTGTCATATTTTTCCGACGGCAATACCCCAAGATTTTTTAAAACTTCGGAAGTTTCTTGAGCCGAACAGAGTCTATGTCGCGGGACATACACATGTTCAATGACTTTAAAAAGCAATTCGGATATGCGAAATATTTCTATAAACACTTTGTGGAGCTGGTAATTTTTACACGTCTTCCGAGCTTTCGGAGTAATTCCGACCGCCGACACGAAAATGTAATTAGAACATTTGGAGTGAACAAAATTTTTGATATGCCCAATACCTATTTTAGGTTCTTGAAAAAGTCGCAGTTCAATTGTGGGGAGTGAATCCGCCGAAAAGATGTACAGTTCGGCTTTGATGTGGGGAGGGGCGGAGTAGCCCCGGTCTTTCATCATGTCGTATAACGTCAGCAGCACCTTTGTTCCTTCTTCGGGGGTAAACCCTTTTTCTTCATCCATTTAGTTAGTTGCTGTCTATGGTGCTTGTTGTTATTCAGGTTTCATTTTTCAAACCTATTAAACGTGGTTTTCTCGGAACGTTTGGAGGATATCCATCAGAACTCGACAATCGATTTCATTGTACGCCTCAATGTTTTTCATTAAGAGAGACGTTCTGACATTGGCACAGTTTCTTTTTTCACATTCTTGATAGGCTATATACGCCTGAATCATGGCGTCCGCTCCGTTTGTGCATGGGTTCGACTTGTCCCAAAAGGTTTGAATGTACCCTAAGTCGTGCAATGCCATAGAAATATTTTTGAGATTGTAATTTAAACATCCTCGAACGGCGATCCCTTCTTCTTTGAACACCGATAGCAGGTCAACCCACCGAAACAGATGTGCTGGGGCTTTTTTCTTCCACATCGAAGGTTCTGCGTGTCCCCAGTGATACAGCGGCGGGTTGGGGTCGCCGTACTGGGCGGAAATCGATTTAATATGAGCAGAAAAATCGGAGCAAATCTTATTTTGACCTGCTAGGGACAAAGAATCGGCAACAAAGGATCGAAACACCCACGTTGGAGAACGCAGCGCCTTCTTTTTCTGAGCCCGGGTTTGGATTCCGGAAGCGGGGCGGCGGTACCCGACCCCAATCATAAAAATAAAGGTAGTGGTCTGTGCTATAGGGAACTTTTTAAAGTCGTCGACAGCGCCTTCGTTAATCATTTCGAAATCTACAAAAAATTCTAGATTAGGCAGAAATGTAAAAACTTTGGAAGAAAGTTTAGCAGGGATGACTGAAGCTCCTGTTCCTCGGTTAACTGTTAAAATTTGCTTAATAATTCGGTGTTTGTTCCCGGTAGCAGGAAAATTGAGGAGGTCGCCAGTAAAATCCGGATCGTTCCAACTCTTTATACCAAGGGCTTGAGCTGTCGCACGCTCTTTCGGTCCACACATCCACATTTGGGTAATTTCTTTAGTGTCTTCGGCGACGACTTCTTTCACTATCCGCCAGGGGGCATCCTGGCGGTTAGACATGTTAGGGAACAGGTCGGGCTGGGATCGACAAGGGTTATAAAGATCCCAGCCCGACCCTTCGAGGCGGACTCGGTTCATCCAGTCTACTGCGCCCTCGACCCGTTCTTTGATCGTGAAGTCGGAGTTCGCGTCTCGGAAATCGATGGTGCCTAGTCTGTCGAAGCAAGAGTCCCCTTTAAATATAGTCTTGCCTCGACTATATTTCCACCTTTTTCCAAGAATATACCCGACCTCCGGGTTGTACCCCTGCATCTCGCCGAGCGCTTGGACGTAGATGCAGAGCTGCCCTTTGTAAGGCATTACTGAACGTGAGTTGAAGAGATGGATTCCGTCGGTTTTTAAGTCGAGCGTCGAAAATTTAATATCGATAGGGCGGTAATGGAACCGGGCGGCCCCGATACCGGGGGCGCCCACCCGTTCGGCTTCCCGCGAAAGCGGAGAGGTTTTGACAATTTTCCGAATCCAGTCGCTGCGGACAATTAAATCGGGGATTCCGAACGTTTTCGTCGAATGCACTAAGACTAATCCTCGATAAATAATAGGAATTCCCGATCGTAACGCTTTAAGGGTTGCTTCGTAGGAGTGGCCTACATCTACTATGTTCGTTTTATAGCGATGGTACAAATTGTTTACCACACACTCTTCGAACCTATTTCCTTGGTTCATAATGAATTGGGAAAAAGTAGGAGTTTTAAGGGGGACGCTCGGACACTCCGAGGCTTCAAACCAACGGCGCGTTCCGTATTTCCGAGACTGGGCGATTTTTTCAGCATAGGTTGTATTCTTTGAAAGATAATCAAAATGGTGATATTTAGCCCAATCGAGAAATGGGTCGCGAATGAAGTAATTTCGAATCGAAGTAGCAGAAACCCATGTTTTCAACCTTTCATCCATTCTTTGCTTAATTCTACCTAATCCTTAATAGGTGATTTTCATTTTTATTAAGTGTAACTAGAATTAAATTGGTTTTGATTTTGTTGTACAAAATCAAGCAGGAATTTTACTCTACTTTATTGCTAACGAACCGACTTTAGTCGGAGTCACGGAGTGACTTAGTGGTATTAGACTCCGGTTGTTGAATAATAAGAGCTTCAATTCCTGCTTGATTTTGTTGTACAGGGCGGCTTTTTCTTTTACTTCCAAGTAGATTTGGAACTTTTTCGCCGCCCGTTCTAATTTAGGGT